ACCAAAATTGCAGCAGATTACAATGTAGCCGCATCCACAGTGGGCAGTTTGAAACAACGCCACTCTTGGAAACACCTTACGGGAAATGTTGTAAAACATGAACGTATTGGCAAACGTGGCGAAAAGTCGTATGCTGCAAAAGTAACAGCCGAAGATGTGCTGGCAATTCGGGCTAGTTCCGAATCGGGTAAGGTTCTCGCATTAAAGTATGGCATATCACCACAGTCCGTGACTGATATGCGTAAGTTTCGTTCTTGGAAATATATTTAAAAGGAATTTATCATGGCTATCCCTAATGGTTCTGGTGGTTATCAAGTCGGTGACGGTAATTTGGCTGAAGTCAATATGTCTGTGCAAGCTACTCCAGTCGCCAAGACTGCTGCTGCTGTCCTGACCGCTGCTGAACTCACAAACGGTATCGTGACTTACTCTGGCGCAGTTGCCAACATCACCCTGCCTACAGTTGCCTTGACTGAAGCTCTGGTTTCCAGCGCCAAAGTGAACAGCTCGTTTGACTTCAGCATCCTCAACATTGGCGGCACAAACACCGCTACCGTTGTTGCTGGTACAGGTTGGACTTTGGTTGGTGTTGTTACTGTGTTGGCCTTGGTGTCATCCACATGGCGTGCAGTCAAAACAGGCGATGGCGCTTGGTCTGCTTACCGTTTGGCCTAAATCTCAATGGGGCTTCGGCCCCGTTTAACTAAGGACAACTCATGGCAAATACAAAAGCAGTTGGCGTTGCATACGCTGACCCTTCGTTCGATAACGCCCAGTTCAAACTGTACACGGTTGGCACTTTGCCAACAGCGTCTGTTGCTCTGGCTGGCACTCGTGCTGCTGTTAGTGATTCTAATGCTGCTTACACCGCTGGCATTGGTGCTACTGTAGCGGCTGGTGGTGCTTATATTGTTCCAGTGTTCTGCAATGGCGTGAACTGGCTCATCGGTTAATATAGAGGGCTTCGGCCCTCTTTTTCATTATGACTATCTATTTAAAACACTTCATCTACGGCACTAAAGTTGCAAACATGGAACTTGAAGCAGAGAATGATGAAAAGAATGGATGGGTGCGTTATACTCTGGACACGCCTACTGCTGAACCAGTCGAGGTGGCTCCCGTAAACGCATTGGAAGTTAAGCGCAAGTACACACGCAAGGTCGTGACCGAAGGAGTTTAATCATGGCAGTTTCAGCGGGCGACCAGATAAACGGCGCGTTACGCCTCATCGGTATGTTGGCTGAAGGGGAAATTCCCTCTGCCGAGACTTCTCAGGATGCGCTTACCGCCCTGAATCAAATGATCGATTCGTGGTCAACTGAGCGTCTTTCAGTCTTTGCTACCCAAGATCAAACGTACATCTGGCCTGCTGGTATCTTGACCCAGAGCATTGGCCCAACAGGTACGTTTGTCGGCAATCGTCCTGTTCTGTTTGATGACTCAACGTACTACCGCGATCCAAGCACAAACGTGTCTTTCGGTATAAAGTTCATCAATCAGCAGCAGTACAACGGCATTGCTGTTAAGACAGTAACGTCAACATACCCACAGGTTTGTTGGGTGAACATGGAGTACCCCAACGCCACGATGACCGTCTATCCCAAGCCCACTCGGGAACTGGAATGGCACATCGTATCGGTGACGGAACTCACACAACCCGCTACGCTGGCAACTCAGTTGTCATTCCCACCGGGTTATCTGCGTGCGTTTAAGTACAACTTGGCCTGCGAGATTGCTGCTGAGTTTGGTGTTGAGCCAAGCCCACAGGTGCAACGGATTGCAATGGCATCCAAGCGTACCCTGAAGCGCATTAACAATCCAGACGATGTGATGTCGCTGCCCTACGCACTGGTTGCCACTCGTCAGCGGTTCAATGTGTACGCTGGAAATTATTAACTACTAAAAACGGGAGTATATTATCAAGACACCCTTTTTAGGCAGTAGTTATGTAGCCCGTAGCGTTAACGCTGCTGACAATCGCTGCGTCAATTTATTCCCCGAAGCCATTCCCGAAGGTGGTAAAGAAGCTGGCTTCTTCAATAGAGCACCCGGCCTCAACTTCCTTCAATCGGTAGGTGTTGGCCCCATCCGTGCTCTGTGGTCACACCAGACCAACGGCAACGACTTTTATGTGGTGTCAGGTACTGAGGTGTTTAAACTCACCAGCCTGACAGGAACACCAGTCAAGATCGGCAATGTGTCTGGTACTGGCCCCGTGTCGATTGCAGACAATGGCACTCAGTTGTTCTTTGCTTGCAATGGCCCAAGCTACATCTACAACGAAGTCACCAACGTATTCCAACAGATCACTGACCCTGACTTTCCGGGTGCTGTGACTGTTCAATACTTGGATGGCTACTTCACTTTCAATGAGCCTAACAGCCAGCGTCTTTGGGTCACAAGCCTGCTGGATGGTCTGTCTGTTGACCCATTGGATTTTGCCAGTGCAGAGGGTTCACCTGATGGTGTAGTCGCCATTGCAGTTGACCATCGTGAACTCTGGGTATTCGGTACAGACACCATTGAGGTCTGGTATGACGCTGGACTGGCTAGTTTCCCATTTGCACGCATTCAAGGTGCGTACAACGAGATTGGCTGTGCTGCACCCTACTCGGTAGCCAAGTTGGACAATGCCCTGTTCTGGGTGGGTGCTGACCCCCGTGGCTACGGCATCGTGTACAAGAACAACGGGTACACGGGTGTTAGGGTTTCCACCCATGCCATCGAGTACGCAATTCAGCAATATACCGACATCTCAGATGCTATTGGGTATACCTATCAGCAAGAGGGTCACGCCTTTTATGTGCTGATTTTCCCAAGTGCGAATGCAACATGGGTCTACGATGTGTCCACTCAGGTCTGGCATGAACGTGCTGGTTTTGAGAATGGTGCATTCACTCGCCACCGTTCCAACTGTCAGTGCAACTTTGGCTACACGACCATCGTGGGTGACTTTGCCAATGGCAACATCTACTCGTATGACTTGGATGTGTACGCTGACAACAGCAAACCACAGAAGTGGCTGCGTTCATGGCGTGCATTACCTTCAGGTCAGAACAACCTAAAGCGTACTGCTCAACATAGCTTACAACTTGAAGCTGAGGCTGGTGTCGGTTTAAATGATGGTCAGGGTTCTGATCCATCCGTCATGCTTCGCTGGTCAGACGATGGTGGACACACTTGGAGTAATGAGCACTGGAAATCAATGGGTAAGATTGGTCAATATGGCTTTCGTACCATGTGGCGCAGACTTGGTATGACCATGAAACTGCGTGATCGGGTGTATGAGGTATCAGGTACTGACCCTGTAAAAATTGCCTTATTGGGTGCTGAATTGCTTGTCAGTCCAACCAACGCATAATGGCGAATACTCTCAACATCACCAGCATTCCAGCGCCCCGTGTATCTCTGATAGACGAGCGCACAGGGACTATCTCGCGTGAATGGTATCGGTTCCTGCTGAATCTGTTTGTACTGACAGGCAGTGGTTCTAACCCAACGTCTCTCGAAGACTTGCAAGTGGGTCCACCAACTCAAGAGATTGACATTGGTCCACTTGACCCTACCCCTTCAGGCTTTGCCGCCTATGCTGCTGGGTCTGCCCAAGAGTCTCAGATTGCTGAGATACAAAAGCAGCTTGAGGCACTGGCATCCAGCACGAATGTGAGTGAGGTTCAATCTGAACTGGCTGAAGTGTGGAAGCATCTTCAGGCGCTTCAGCTTACACCACCGCTCGGGTCAGCAACCGACTCGTTGACCAGTGTGGTGGGCATTTTGAAAAGCAATGGTGTCACCATATCAGCAGCAGTAGCCAATATGGACTATGTGCCTTTGTCGACTGTGTTGACAAAGACGGCTGATTACACGATCACCAATACTGATACTTGGATTATTAATAATAAGTCAGGTTCAGCAATGGTACTGACATTTCCTGCTGCTTCAGCATGGCCCGGTAGATCGGTGACTGTCAAGAACCTGCAAACTCAGTCGGTTAACTCGGCATCAAGTAATATAGCTCCTATTGATAGTGCGACTGCTGGTACTGCTATTTTGTTGCCAGTGATCGGTAACTGGGCGACAATGGTGTCTGACGGAACCAACTGGGTCATCATGGCTCAAGCACCTAATAACATTCTTCTTTTGGAGTAACCCATGACCGTTACAGTTCGCGTCCTCATCCCTGCCAAGATTGCAGAGGCCACCCAAGTTACCCAGTACACAGCTACTGGTGTCACCACCATCATTGACAAGTTCACAGCGACTAATTACAACGCCAGTGCTGCCACGATCTCAGTGAACTTGGTAACTGCTGCTGATACTGCTGGCAACCAGAACTTGATTACCAAGACCAAGACACTCCAGCCAGCAGAGGTGTACACCTTCCCTGAACTGGTGGGTCAGGTGCTTATGGCAAGTGGGTTTATCAGCACGATTGCTGGTACTGCCACCTCGATCAATATCCGTGCCAGTGGGCGTGAGGTCAGCTAATGCAAGTCACTTACGGGCCTGAGTTTAATGTTGCTATTCCTGTGGATATGCGTTCACGGGTTGAGGCACTTCAGGCCGAGGTATCAAGGCATGAACAATATGAACCCCCTACTCAACACGTTTTTCATGGTGGTATGTATTGCCGTCAAGTGTGGAGGCCAGCAGGATGCCTGATTATTGGCAAGGTTCATAAAAAAGAACACTTTTATATGGTGGTATCAGGTACAGTTGCCATTACCACAGATGAGGGTGTTCAACATATTACAGGCCCACGATTAATCTGTAGTAAACCCGGCACAAAACGTGCCGTATATGCTGAAACAGATGCACTCTGTATGACCTTTCATCGAGTGGATGCGGATACTGTTGAGGATGTAGAATCAGAGCTAGTCGAGGATGACCCACAATCCATGTTTACTGTGGGAAATAAGATTAAAAATCAATCCATTGAGGTATCACCATGAGTTTTATTACAGCAGCGTTAATTGGAGGTGGTGCAGCATTACTTGGTGGTGCAATGGCTTCCAGAGGAGCATCTGGTGCTGCTCAAACTCAAGCTGATGCCGCCAATCGTTCTGCCGATTTGCAACGCCAAACATATCAAGAACAAACAGCATTGAATGCGCCTTGGCGTGAAGCTGGTTTGACTGGTCAAAACCGATTGATGGAGCTGATGGGTCTTGGTGGAAACACTGGTGCTGCTGGTTACGGTAAGTACTCAAAAGACTTCGGGATGTCTGATTTTCAGCAAGACCCCGGCTATGCTTTCCGTCTGTCCGAGGGGTTGAAAGGACTTGATCGAAGTGCTGCTGCTCGTGGTGGTTTGATTTCAGGTGGTGCACTCAAAGCTGCTACTCAGTACGGTCAAGATATGGGTTCTCAGGAATACCAAAATGCTTTTAACCGTTATCAAACCAATCGAACAAACCAACTGCAACCACTTGGTAACTTGATGGCATCGGGTCAAGCTGCAACCAATCAGCAAGCTGCACAAGCTGGTAACTACGCAACTAATGCTGGAAATGCAATAAATCAAGCTGGTCAATCAATGGCTGCTGGTCAATTAGGTGTGGGTAATACAATGAGTAATGCTCTTAATGCAGGGGCAAGTGCGTATGGAAATCAACAGAACTTTAGTTCTATGATGAATATGCTTGGGAATCAAGGTGGGGGTGTAAACATGACTGGTTTCCAGACACCAACCTCAACTAACTATCTTAGTTCACCAATGGGTACAGGTTACACACCAATGTCGGGAACAGGGTTTTAATCATGGCTGATCTTAATGCTCTAATCGCTCAAGGTGCTCAATTTGCAGCACCCATTAATCCAATGGAGCAGTTTGCAAAAATGCAAGCCATGCAACAGGGTCAACAAGCTAATCAGTTGAACCAGATGAAGATGCAGGAGTATCAACGTGGCATGGAAGAAACTAATGCCATGCGTAAACTTGATCCAAGTTCACCTAGTTATATTTCAGACGTCACGCGAATTAGTCCGGAAAAAGGATTCGCTTTTGCAAAATTGCAACAAGAAGCTGGTGCTGCTAAGTTAAAGCAGCAGACTGACACCTCGGCATTGGTGGATTCTAAACTAAAGCAATCACGTCAATTCTTGGACAATGTGACAACACCAGAGCAATACTTGGCATGGCATGAGGCCAATCATGCTGATCCAGTGCTTGGTCCAGTGTTATCTAGTCGGGGAATAACTGCTGAGTCAGCCAGATCACAAATTGATAAGGCTCTAAGTCAGCCCGGTGGATTTGAGCGAATGCTCAATGAATCAAAACTGAGTGTTGAAAAATTTGCAGAGATGAATAAACCTCATTGGGTTGATACTGGTGCTGGTATGCAGCCAGTAAGCAGTCTGACAGGTCAACCTTCAGCAGGTGTTGCTGCAATTCCCAAAACTGCAACACCGGGTGAATTGTTAAGTAATCAGGTTGGTACAGAACGCAATCGAATTGCAGCAGGTCAACTTGGTGTTGCCACCCAACGACTGAATGCTGAAATGGCTACAGGAAATCTTACTCCAGCCACAGTTGACTTTATTGCAGAAACATATCGTCAGACAGGAACCTTACCACCATTGGGTATGGGACCAATGGCTGCTGCTGCCCGTTCCAAAATTCTTACTCGTGCAGGTGAATTGGCAATGGGGGATGGTAAAACAGCAGAGCAAGCAGCAAGTGATGTGAAACTAAATAAAGCAGAGTTAGCTGGTACAACTTCAGGTCAGCGTGCAGTTGGTACTCAAATTGCCAATGTCCAAGTGGCGGCTAATGAAACCAATAAAATGATTAATGTGGCACAACCTTATGTTGAAAAGGTGAATCCAACAAATTACCCAGTGCTTAACACTGCTGGTAACTTTATTGCAAAAAATACAGGTGACCCGGCTATTGTTGGATTGGCTACTTCACTTAATGCCATTGTGAATACATACGCACGAGCAATTAACCCTAAAGGAGTTGCTACAGTATCAGATAAGAATCATGCTAGAGATATTCTTAACACTGCCATGTCAAAAGGGCAACTCAATGAAGCCTTTAAGGTTATGCAGCAGGAAATGGGTGCGTCACTTGCATCTGGCCCTGAGACTAAAGCTAGTATGCGAACAGTGAATACACCAACCCCTGCTGCCACTAAAGGTGGTGCAACTGTGAGTAACTGGTAATGGCACGCAATATTACTGTTTCCTTTGAAGATGGTACATCCCATGTGTACCAAAATGCCCCCGACACCTTAACACCCGATATGGTGCAGGAACGTGCACAAAAGGACTTTGGTAAATCAGTCATCTCACTCGATGGTGGGCGTGGTGCAACAGGTGGAATTCCGGTAGGCCGTCAAGGTGCTGCTGGAATCCCAACAGAAGCTGGTGCTAATTTGACACCAACGACCACACAGCCGCGATCCATGTTTGAGCGTGCAATGGGTAATTTGGAAACTTTGCCTGCATTGGCTGGTGGTGCAATCGGTGGACTGGTTTCACCTATTGCTCAACTCGGGCATGAATTGACTCAGGGGCAAGCGTTTACACCCGAGGGTAAGGCTGCTGCTGCCAAGTTTGGACAACAGGTATCTGAACAGTTCTACCAACCCCGCACACCAGAAGCACAACGAAATGTGCAAGCCATTGGGGAAGCAGTTATTCCAATGGCTGGACTGCATCTAGGTGGCCCAGTGAATGCACTGGCTCCTGCTACTCGTGCAATTGGGGATGTTGCTCGTAGTGAGGGATCATTGGTCAAAGGTGCTATTGCTGCACCATTGGAAGCCCGTGCTGCTCGAATCCAAGAAGGTCGTGTTGCTCAAAGCTATGCTAACGCCCCCACCATCGAAGCGACTCAAGCAGCCCAACGTATTGGTGCTGCTGTTGATCCTGCTGTGTCAAACCCAACTCTTGCTAATCGTGCCAAGGGTGTAGCTGTCGGCCCTGCCATTAAAACAGAACTAGCTAAAAAGAATGCGGTTGCTGTAACAGATAAGGTAAGAGAAGACTTGGGTGTCCCTATGGATAAACCCCTTGATAAGGCTGCAATTGAAACAGCATTGGATAATGCTAGTAAGCCTTATGATGTGGTACGTCAGATGCCTGTACTGGTTCCAGATACCAATGTAATTCAGTCAATTGAGGCATTGAGAAAACCAGCTTCTGCTGTTGCCAAGGGTAAGGTTGAGGCAAGTAATGCCCTGATTAACAATGTGATTGATGAAGTTAAACAAGGACGGACAGGAGAAGAAATTCTTACCGATATTCGACAACTTCGATCTGAGGCCAATAGTATTTATAAACGCCGCGATAAGGGATTGAATATCCCAACTCCAGCAGAAATTGCAGAAGCTGATACTCGTACAGCCATTGCTAAGGCTTATGAGCAAATGATTGACTCGAATGTCAGTGATCCTAAGATATTGGGTGATCTACAAGCAGCCCGTACAAAAATGGCTCAGATTTATGACCATGAGCGTGCTCTTGACTATGGTCAACAGAAAATTGATCCTCAAGCGTATGCAAAAATGTATGAAGAACGTAAGGGTAATATGACTGGTGTCGGTGCAGATATTGCAAAAGCAGCTTCGATATTTCCTGAATATTTCACATTAACACCTGAGACAGCGGGTGTTTTACCAAGATTGTCACGGGCTGGATTTGCGGGTGCTACGGGCGCCGCAATTGGTGCTCTTGGTGGGCCAGTCACTGCTGCCGCTGGCTTGGCTGCTGGTACAGGTGCTGGTGCAATAGTGGGTGGACTGGCTGCTAAACGAATGGCGACACCAGCTTATCAAGCTGCACACGCCATACCCAAAGACTATCGGACAAACAACCTTCGTCCAACTAATCCATCAACCAACGCACTAGCGCCGTAAGTAATAGTCTAAAATATCAAAAATCATTAATTGACCTACATCATGACACCAGAAGAACGCACCGAGTTTGCTGCTGAAATTGCCGCCGCTATCCGAATCAGAAGTACGGATACGGGGTTATCGGAAGAAGAACAGCGGTGGGTTCGTTTGGCGATTCAAGTTGAGGCTCAGCGCATTGAGTTTCGCAAAACAGTAATCGAGAAGACCTTGCTCAGTCTAATTTGGGCTGGTGTTGTTGGTTTGGGGTATATCATTCTTGGATGGGCTACGAATCATGGTTACAAGCCTTAACGAACAACTCAGGCGTGATGAGGGTGAAATCTTATCGGCTTACCCTGATAGCCTTGGTTACATGACCATTGGGGTTGGAAGGCTCATCGACAAGCGCCGCAATGGTGGAATCACCCCAGAAGAATCGGCGTACTTGCTGAACAACGACATTCAGCGCAAGACAGCCGATGTCTTTAATGCTCTGCCTTGGGTCAAAGACTTAGACCAGATCAGGCTCAACGTCCTCATCAACATGGCGTTTCAATTGGGCATAGATGGCCTACTGGCTTTCAAGAACACACTGGCTTTAGTGCAGGGTGGCAACTACGACAAAGCGGCTGAGAACATGATTCTAAGCAAATGGCACAGCCAAACACCAGAACGGTGTGAACGCCTTGCCAAACAAATGCGCACAGGGATTTGGCAATAATGGATTGGCTGGCTACCCTCAGAACAGTTGCCCCAACGGTTGCCGCAGCCCTGTTTGGCCCTTTGGGTGCAGTTGCTGTGGCATCTGTTGGGGAATTGTTGGGTTTGTCAGGGGCCACCAAGGACAAGATCAGCGAGATTATCCAAGCAGGCCAGATGACCCCTGATCAGCTAGGTAAGCTGAAAGAACTCGAACTAGAGTACCAGAACAATGAAAAAGAGCGTGGGTTCAAGTACGCTGAACTCAGCTTCAAAGATCGTGACTCAGCACGTACAGCCAACGTGTCTGGTGGCACTCAGAAGCCTCTGTTCTGGTTAAGCCTACTACTGCTATCAATTACTCTTGGCACAGAGTGCATGGTGCTATTTAAGGGTTATCCCGATGGTACAGACCCGTTAGTCGTTGGGCGTGTACTGGGGTTGATGGATGCCGTTGCCATGCTCGTTCTCAGTTACTGGTACGGCACGACAAACGGATCGGCTATGAAGACTGAACTACTCGTTGCGAAGACCTGATCGAGTTTCAAGACATTCAAGCAGTTTCTCAAGATAGTGTCGTGCCTTTTGCACATCTTTTAAACCATCCTTATCTTTGTATCGGGCAATGTATTTAATTACATTTCCCCGTAGAAACCCCTCGAATTGTTCTGGACTCATCCATGACTCCATTGCGTCCCATGGTTGGACTTTTTTACTTTTGTAATGATCGCCACCAACTTGTATCTCATTTGCACTCATTTAGTTTCCTTGGTTAATTGAATATCATGGGCTTGTTTACGGCCCTTCAGGATGCCGTGAAGTCGCTTTTCAGTCAAACGGTGGCAGTGAATCATCGTTCTAGCAGGCAGTGACTCCAACACCATCGCATAATCTTCCAAGATAGCCCGCACTGCCTGAATGCCAGCGCCATCTAAACGAATAGGCTTACCAGCAAAGCTACGCTGTCCAGCCTCTGCCAAGGCTTTCATGGCGTCAAACACCATATTGTTAGTGTCAACGATATGGTTTTGCTCTATCAGAGTCTCCATTAAATTGACCGCATCACTGCACACGGCCCAATCATCGCGGGTTGGCTCTGCTGACGTTTCCAAAGCAGCCAACCCACTCCACATCCTAGTTAACTGGTGGCGTCTTTGTTTCTCGTTCATTGGCTCAGTCGGACTGGCAAGCATAGCGTCCCACATTGAATAAGTTTGTGTTTTCATTTCTTTTTCGGTAGTGACTGCCAGTGCGTCCAGAATTGTTCACCTTGGTAGATGCTGTAAGTGGCGACACCGCCAGCACTTAACAATTGCAGTTTGACATTGCGCGGTGTATTCACCCCAATGGGTAGCCAGTAAACATCGGTACTTACTGCGACTGTTTTGTCAGTGTTTAACGTATGTGTACAAGTCCGTCCTTGGTCACACTTTTGATTACATGGTGGGCAAGTCATACAATTTTGTTCCCGTAGTCGTCAAAAGTTCGTACATTCGGTGGTGTGCAAGTGTGGAGACTTACAGGGCCAAGAGCGTTCATCAGCCGTTTGCCGCAACGTGGGCAGAAGTTACGCTCAGAGGCTTGCTTCAGTGCTATTGCAGTCTCGGCAGCGAATTCGCCATCCTCAAACCCTGCTTTGTAGTCTGTGCTTTCGTAGTCAGTTTT